AACTCCAGAGTCTTGTAACATCGCCATTAGTTTTTCTTCTTCGGTCATTTGTTCTGGTTCAGCTATATTTTCATTTCCGAAATCACCAAAATCCTGTACTTGGCTTCCTCCAACAGGAGTTACTTCAATATCTCCTCCAGGTTGTAATGCAGGTGCGGTGCCTGTACCAATAGCTCCCTTAGGATCATTAGCTCTATTAGACGCTATTTTACCAGCAAGAAGCTGACCTCCAATAGTAACGACAGCTGCTTGTATCAACACGGTCATAAAGACACCTCAAACTTATTTATTAACTCATCCAGTTGTTTTATATCGAAACCTTTTAAAGAAATCTCAGAAAAATTTTCAACAGTTACTTCTTTTATTATGTTTTTAGGTGTTAAACAATCAGTTCTATGAACAGTTATAAAGGTGCATTCTTCGTGAATAAACATAAGACGTTGTGTCCCTGCTAAAGTTATTCCGTTGTGTGGAGCTTTTATCCGTTCAAGTCCTCTTTCTGTAAAAATAGAACACTCTCCTTTCATAATAAAAAACGGGTGATTTTTATTATGTATTCGACTAACTAAAGTTAATCCTTTAGGCATAACAATAGTTCTAATGTATTGACCATCAGCAAAATCATGAGTGATTGCTCCTTCTGTTTCACCTCTAAGAGACGGAAGGTTTTTATCTTGTCCTGTTTCTTTACAAAACTTAGTTAAAACTTTTTGAAACTTAGCTACTTTTGTAGTGAACTCTTTTAAATTTTGTTTGTATTCTATATACTCAGAAACTTCTTGATCAGAAAAGTTAGGCACTGTTTTTAATTGTGTCAAAGACATTAGAATCTACTCCTAGCTTTAGTTTTCTTGCCTTTAGATGAATAGATTACGAAGTCAGAACGACGACCTTTATTCTTTTTGTATGTCTTTTTATCAACTCCAACCATTGTTTCCTCAGCGTATACTAACGTTTTGCGAGTTATAGCTCACCCCGTAAACTGCAGCACAATGGCTGAACCTTGATTATATATCAAAGAAAGGGTTAATGTAAAACCCTTTTGTATGAATCTTCGTTATACTCAGTGACGATTACATCAAGCAAACCCACTACATTAACTTCGTATAGTTCTGCAGTTACTTCTGCATCTTCAAAACTTTCAGCTACTATACGTGGACCTTCGTAAAATTCGTCACCTAACTTAAATTCTGTAATAAAAACTTTCATTATCCGTTTAANGGGTTATCGTCTTTGTTTTCTAATTTCTTAATATCTCTATCTAACGTTTGTAAGTCTGCTTTAATCGTAGCTATATCTGTTTTTATTTCAGTAACATCTGGAACAGCTATACCATCAATACTTTTTTCTAAAAACTTTACTGAAGTTTCGATCGAAGCAAACCGTTCTTCAATAACTTTTTGAGCGTCTTCTGTATCACCAATACCACCTATCTTAGCTTCTAAGTTTTCAAGCCTATTGACATACTCTGCACCTGTATAACCGAAACCCGCAAGAGTCCCTACAATACCGACCAAAGCAATTATTTGTGTTGTTTTATTTTGAAACCAATCCATATAATCCTCCTATAGTTTTGGTTGTAATTCTATTATATCGCTCATTTTACTAATATTACTACTAGCTAATCCATAAAAAGCTTCTAGGTTATCAGACATCGTTGTAGTATAGATGGTTTTAGACGCATACCATTGGGTTTGGTCTACCATTACAACTTTCTGATAATTATTAAATCCTGGAACAAAACCCATATACGCAATAATCGTATCTTCTGAACCGTATTCTCCTGTTTCTTCTTGTTCCGCTTCTACTTCTTCTTGTGCTGTTTGTAAGTTTTGAGCTATAAGGTCTTCTACTACTGTTTCTGTATCCGATGATGTATCTATAGCGTTTATAGAAGTATCTAGTTGGTTTTGTGCTGTACTTGTATTAGAGCTAACAACAACAGAAGAACCAACACCTGTTGTATCTAAAGAACTACTAGAAGTAGAACTAGAAACAGACATAGAACTCATATCTAATACTTGATTAGTTTGTACAGAAGCAGAAGCAAACTGGTCTGACATACTCGGAGAACTACTGGTGCTTATCCCTGCGTTAGATGAGGAAGCTCCTGAAGAACTATTACCTGCGGCTACGCTATTACCTGTGGAGTGTATAGAATTACCTGCTTTAGTTCCGCTAACGCTTTGCGTTGCTGTGTTAAGGGTAGAAGCAACTACTCGTAAAGCTACGTCCCTACTGATAGAACTCTTACCTGTAGCTTCTTCTCTTTCTGCTGTTTGAAACTCTTCTTCGAAGACTTCTTCAAACTCCTCAACGATTTCTTCCCTCTCTAATCTTTCTTCCTCTATCTCAGCTTCAGCTATCCTTTCTTCTATCGCTTCGAAAACTTCTTCAACGGCTTCTTCTTCAAATATTTCTTCAATAAATTCTTCTTCAGGCTCGTCTAGTTCAGCAAACTCTTCTTCATGCATTTCTTCTTGATGTCTTGTTTCTTCTTCAAACCATTCTTCTAATTCTTCTACGTTATTAAATTCAATAAATGTTTCTGGTTCACTGTAGTCTTCTACTAAAAAAGTTTCCTGGAACGTAAACTGATCAATAAGCATATCGTCTTGGTGTTGTAAATCGAAAATATCCATTTGCACATCTAAATCATCGTATGAGGTAACGTTTGAAGTATTGAAATCAATCATGCCATCGTCACTAAAACTTACATCATTACCTAGCCAATCATCAACTTGTTCTTGACCAAACTGGTCAACATCTAAAGCGTACCAATCGGCATCAGTAAAATCAGCACAGTTATTTTCGTAACAAGGATCACTCGGGTCTAACCACTCATCGTATTCTTCGTCGTACCACATATCTTCTTGTTGGTAACCGTAATCAGTTTCTTCATCAAAATAAGCTACGGAATCTTGTTGACTGTAGCCTTGGCAAAAAGGAGCATACTGCGGGTCTTGATCACATTGTTCATCGTCATAAGCTACCCAATATAAAGGACATGATTCATTATAAAGCTGGTTTATATTACATTGTTGAGTTTGATAAGCGTCAGCATAACCAGTACAACTTGAATCATTAAGTGGATCACTACAGTCTGCACCATTCCCAGTTCCTACTCCGAACAAAGAACCACCGTTTTCTAAGTTAGTATTTTTATCTGAGTTATTCCAGTCGTAGTTGTAACAGCTAGAGCTATTAGTTGAACCTGTATTACATTCATCGTGGTAATAGTATTGATAGATTTGTTTGCTGCCACTACCTACCTCGCCTATTAAAACATCGTGATTAATTATATCTAATGCACCGTATCTATACTCAAAAGTATCATTAGTCCAAAGTATTACCTCAAAACTGTTATCTGAAGCTCGGTTGTACTCTCTCATGTTATACCAACCAAACACAGTTTTATCGTTAAAACTCTTAGCTAACATACTAGAACCGTTATCTGTTATAAGGTCAGTCCAAAAAGGCAGTAAGGTGTAAGTATACTGAGAAGCTAATGGGTCAGGCGTAAAGTCATTACAGAAAGCTCCAGAGATTTTAAAATGCAGACAACCATTAGTAGCCATTCTAGCTTGGGTGAATGCTTCGCCATAGAAGTCAAAAGTAAAGCCTAGATTAAAAGCAGCAGAGACTTGATCGTCGCCTGAGTTTAAGTTAGTTATACCTGATTGATTTGTAAGATTTATTAAAGCTTGATTAGCTTCGTATATATAAGTACTAGATACGTTTAGACTAAATAGAAATGCTATTGAGCATAGAATTCTTTTTTGCATTGTTTTTTAGTTTTAGTCTTTCTTGTGTAAATAACCTTAACAGCTCCAACAACATCTTTGTTTATTTTTTCCCTGTTAGGGTTTGCATCATAAGTACATTTTGCAATATATTCTTTTTGTGCATCATCTATATCAGGTCTTTTAGATGGATTGTTTGCCCATTCAACAGAAGCTTCTTTACCAATTTTACCGTTATACGGACAAGGAGTTCCCGCCATAGACATAGCTTTAAATACTCTTTCGTCTTGGCATAGCAACGCAACTGATGCAACTTTCATTCCCATATCATAAAGATATTTAGATAGTTTTAGCCTTTCACAGTTTTGATCTATAACTGCTTTGCCTCCTGCAAAACCAAATACTTGTCCTTGAAAAGCTCCTGAGACACCCGTTGTACATAAATCTTGTGAGTAAGACATTATAGAAGGTGCGATAGCAGACGCAGGAGGAGCTTCTGATTTAACATTTTGATTTATAGTCTGAGTACTATTAGATTCATTTATGTTTCTATTGGTGTTGTCAGACTTGCTATTATTTTCGTTTACATTTTTATTGTCAGTCTTAACATCACTTGAAGATGTGGATTGATTAACATTAGTGTTGTTGTTCGTATTCGCTGATGTTGAATTGTTAGTGTTTGTAACGTTTTGATTCACGGTTGAATTAACCGTAGATGTATTAACGTTGTTGTTTGTGTTTGTATTATTCGAAGTACTGTTGTTCGTGTTCGTGTTTACATTAGTATTCGAATTCGTGTTAGAAGAAGTGTTGTTGTTCGTATTGACCGCAGTAGTTGCCGTAGTGTTATTATTGACGTTAGTGTTGTTGTTCGTGTTCGTGTTCACGTTGGTATTCGTGTTCGTGTTCGTATTAGTATTTGTTGTTGTGGTATTGTTTGTTGTATCTAAACTATTATTTTCACAATATTGAGAACCGTTTACACAGGCGGTGCCTGATTGTTGACTAGATTGAGCATTTGCAATAACAGAAAATAAAGTTATAGCAACTATCCCCCCCATAAGGAATGCCCAAGATAATATTTTTTCTTTACTCACTAATCTTCGCCTTTAAACTGTTTACTGCTTCCTGAAGTTCCTGCGTATAAACCGAACCAAGCAGCACCCGCACCAACCACAATAGAAATTAACCCGCTTTGTTCAAAAGTAGGGGCAGGTAATTCCATGAACCAAATAGTACATTTATAAAGTAAAACAATATAAACAGTTAAGAAAGCTCTAGGAAAGATACGCCATGAGTCAACTGCTTTAGCTAAGTGAATCCACTTTTGATGGGGATTAACTTTATCCGAAGCTTCTAAGTCTCTAATTTTATCTTTAAGAGAACCGATTTCTTCTATCATAGCCATAAACTTACTTAAGTCCATCTCTACTTCGTTTCTGTCCATGTCTCCGCTAAATCTACTATCGTTATCCATATTATTTTTCTGTAATTACAGGAGTGAATTCTCCTAGTTCTATTAATTTACGTCTGTTTTCTAAATGTTCTGATTCAACAGCGTCTTTACTTTGACCATGATACCTAACTGCAAGAAAGTTTAATATCATTTTTTCGTTAAGGTCTACGTCATCTACAATAACAGAGCCTAAAACACGACCATATTTCCCTTTTGAATCTTTTAATTTAGATTGTAAAACAACGGTTTTACCTTTATCTATTGAATCTTTTAAGAACTTAGCCGCAAGTTTACCTCTGGCTTTTTCATCTTTATCTCTAGTTCGTGACTCAGGTGTATCAATCCCATAAAGACGTACACGACACTTGTGAAGAATAGAAAAACCAAGATCAAGAATAACATCGATAGTGTCGCCATCGACCACCCTAGTAACTTTGCAATTATATTCATACATTTAACATTTCCACCTTTTTCTAGCTGCTTTACCTCGTTCACCTGTCCAACCTTTAGACCTAGCACAAAATGATTTACGTCTACCCGCTGCTTTACTGCCTTTTTTAACTTTACCTGTAACTGCTGTTTTTAATTTTGATCCAGGATTTTTACGTTTATAAGCCGCTACGCCTTTCTTAGTCATCCCAGCACCCGACTTAGTAGAGCGGTAATTAGCTCCCTTACCCTTCGTAGTACGTCGTATAGACTTTTCTTTACGCTTCTTAGTCTCTGCCATTACTTTTTCTTTTTAGGTTTCTTAGCGGTCTTAGCGGAACGTTTAAAAGCTGCTGCAGTCGGAGCACCTTTAGCTCCTTTTTTACGCATCTTTTTTCCTTCTTTACGTTTTTTGTTTATATTGTAATATAATCCTTTTTTAGCGGTTCTACCGTCTTTAGTTTTATGGGTCTTTTTCTTAGCTGTCATTTAGTTTTCCTCTTAGGTTTTGCTTTTGCTTTTGCTTTTTTACTTAAATCTTTAAAATGAAAAAGTTTTACACTTGTTTTAGTATGTGTTTTACCAGAGTGTAGCTTTCCATTAGGCATTTTATGGGTACCTCCTTTGTGAAGAGTCCCATCTTTTTTATAATGATTTACACCTTTCATGCGTTTTTTACCCTGTCTCTTAATCGTACTGCTCTTGGACCAACTTGTGTAGCCCATCGGCTATCCATCATCTCTTCAGAAGCTGTTTTATAATCTTTCGATTCTAAAGCTCCTAAAAACTTTTTAAACTTTAATAAACGGGTAATCCCTAAGTTAAAACACATATTTGCTAAAACGAGTTTTAAGTCTTCAGGAAGTTCTGAAGCCCATGCTACGTTTCTTTCTAAGTCTGCAAAGACAGACTCTATATCTTTTTCAAAACACTCAATAACTCTTTCCTTTGAAACTGCGGTTCCAACTGGTTCTCCGTGTTCGGAATCGCTTTCAAGTACAAGGTGACCAATACCAAAAGTAGGATAACCCAAATGATCGTTATAAATCTCATAGATACATCCTTCATCAAACTCTAACTCTTCTCTTAATTTATTTATATCCATATTTAATTTATTCCTAATTCTATTGAAGTAGCTCCACCAGTAGCTACAGTTACATTGCCTATCTGTCCTACTGCTTGAATTCCTTTTTCGTTGCCAGAATATAAATCTACCCACGTTTGACCATTCCATAGTTGTAATTGGTTAGTAGAAAGATTCCATATAATATCGCCGTTGTTAAACTTATTTTCATTACGTTGTGCTTCGTTTACCGATAGTGTTGCATCTATATCAACTCTATTTAAACTTAATTCTAAAACTCTGACTAAACGATTAAATGTTTCAGAAGATATTTCACCAATCGAAATAGGTAATTTAGTTTGTAACAGTTTAGACATTACCTTCTGCCATCAGGTCTAAAGTTTAACCGCATCGCTCCAACTCTAAAACCAACGCCTTCTGTAGTAGCTGCAATTCCATTATCATCAGATTCTATACGTAAAACAGCTTGTCTACCTCTAACTCTTGTATCTATTTTAGTTGTATTAGATGTACAAGGGCTCGTTACCGCAGTTGTTAACTCTTCTCCAGGAAAGTTTCTACGTTTTAAAACAACGTTGACTGTTTGACCACCTGTTCCCGTTTGACCAGAACCCGTAAATTTGATATCAGGAATAATCCTACTAATAAATTGAAAATCTTCTCCTCCTGGATCGATATCAAAATCACTGGATTCAATAAAAACGTTCGTCATAGGCAAACCATCATTATCGTTTCCTAATTCATGATTATAAACATAACCTATATCAGAGGAAGAAGACACCGCTTTAGGATTATCAAAAATACCTTCATCTAACCAAGCAGTTCTTGATAAAGTTCCAATAGTCCAAACCTGTTCTTCATAATTAAATACTACATATTTATCGATAACTATTTCACCAGCACTACAATAAAACCAACCAACTTCATCAAACGCTTTATTAACAAAACCAAATATTTGATAACTTTGTATCTCATTTATATCACTAAAAACATAATCTTGTACACTACAGGGTATTTCTTGAACAGCTCCATTATAGGAATAAAAACCTTTTTTATCCATCCAAAAAATACCTTTAGGTGTATTAACCATAGCATTAGGACTCACAAGCCCAACGCCTTCATTCACAAGATTTAAACTAAAAGTAAATGGTTGACCTACAAAAGTCATTGAATATAAAGAAGTATCTGTCCAAACTAAAGTTTCTTGTTTAGCTCTAATGGCTCCAACGATAGAAGACCCTGCGGATAATCTAAAAGATCCTGCAGTATTTGTTGCTAAAGGTTCCCATTCAGCAGCATTTTCTTGATCACTCCACGCAATAAACATAGGATCAGTAGCTCCTGTTCTAGCTGTTCCTGCTGTGTTTAATGGGTCGGCACCAAAACATATAACGTGTCTATCGATATCTGATACCATAACTTGTAAAGCTACTGTAGGTGTTAAATTAGCTCCAGAAAGTTCAGAAAGAGCTATTGCTCTAGTCGTAAGACCATCGGACTCATCCCAATAAAAAACTCCACCAAACCGAGCATTGATAATTAAATCTTCTCCAAAATTATCGTGAGACCACAATCTTAATTGATTAGTAAAACTTAACGCTGTAGTAGAGCCAAAAGTTCCTTCACCCCAAGTTCCCGCTCCCCAACCCGATGAAGGCAAGTAAACATCTAATCCAGTATTTATTTGATAAGCTGCGTCTGTTGCACTTCCGCCATTACCTGTATCGCTACCATTAGCGGTAGCAGACGCTAAAAAAGTATAAGTGTTGGCTGTTGGAACAGAGGTTATCTGGTGTTCTGTGTTTAAAACTGTAGCTGTAATTGCTCCACCTAAAGAAACAGCATTACTTATAGTTACAAAATCGTTGATGACAGCACCGTGACCTGTATCTGTTGCTGTAATAATTGCACTACCGTTAGTAGCAGAAAATGTTGTAACGTTTTCGTCTGTTGACCGTATTGGAGTTATATCGTAGAAAGACGTACCTTCTAAAATATAGTATTTCCAACTAGTTCCTAACCCTAAATACTTAGTTCCATCTAAAGCAACCCATGCGTGTAACCCTCTCCCCGTACCTTTAAATGACTCTGAACTAGTTTTAGACCATCCGCCTATTTTTTCGGGAAGACCTTTTCTGAAACGAACTAAATTAGAATCGAACCAACCGCCCTCATTCGAATAAGATGTTCCTTCTTTGTTGATTCCAGGTTTAAAAAGAAACTTTTGTAAAGGCATTTAACTCTCCTACAATAGTTTATCCACACCCAGAGAAGCCGCAATTAAACCATACAAACCCCATAGAATAAGTTCTAGTCTTTTAAACTTAGCAGAACCTTCGTCTAATCTTTTTTCAATATGTTCGTATCGAATAGCACATTGTTTTTCATGTGATTCTAATTTAATTAATGCTTCTTTTGCGGTGGTCATGGTTTATTTTTCTTTAGCCTTACCTATATTTAATGCTAGTAATTCAAGCATTTTATAGAACTTACTAATCATTGCATCGTCTTTTGGTGTTGGGGTCAACGCACAAACAATCGATGCTAAACATACAACTCCTGTAATAATCCCAATCCATTCTCCTATTATTCCCATATTTTTCTCCTAAAGAGGGTGATTATTACTATCACCCATTAACAAAACAATAGTACCTGTCATT